AGATCGTGGCTGGTGATTACCAACAAGATCAGCTTGGCGAGGCGGTGAACAAGCCTGAGTTGATCGGGGATATAGTAACCCATTGGCTTAAATTCGGTCAAAACCAGCAAACGATTTGTTTTGCTACAAACATCCTGCATTCTAAATCCATCTGCGACGAGTTTGAGAAGCATAACATTCCTTCGGGTCATATTGACGCATATACCCCGGCAGATGAGCGCAAGCGGATCATTGACGCATTCAAGGCTCATCGTATCAAAGTGCTTTGCAACGTGTCGGTGTTGGCCGAGGGGTTTGATGTGCCGGCGGCGAGCGTGATGATTTTGGCAAGACCAACTCGGTCATTGGTCAGATACATTCAAATGGCGGGGCGTGTGTTGCGGCCATACGAGGGCAAAGAACGTGCGGTGATGCTTGACCACAGCGGGACGGCCAAGCGGCTAGGTTTTCCAACTGATGACCTTCCGCTGATCTTGGATGATGGCAAATCGGCCAAGTCTACGGTGCAAGAGGTCAAAGAGAAGCTGCCAAAGGTTTGCATAAAGTGTTCGTTTGTAAAGCCGGTTGGGGTCCATCAATGCCCGAAGTGTGGGTTTTTACCTGAGCGCAAGAACGAGATTGAAACGACTGACGGTGAGTTGGTTAAGTTAGAGCGCAAGGTCAAGAAGGAATTATCAACTGAGGAGAAGTGGCAGTTTTACGCTGAGTTGAAAACATATGCGGCTGAGAAGGGCTATAAGTCTGGTTGGGCGGCTAACCAATTCAAGCAAAAGACCGGCGTTTGGCCGAATCATTATCGAGATGTTGAGCCACGATATTGCACAGTAACGACAAGAGATTGGATCAAGTCGCGCCAGATAGCTTATGCGAAGAGGGCGGGGGCATGATCGTTAAACTAACCCCCGGCGAAATGTTGATAGCAACAACTGTCGGCTCTGCGCGGCAATGGCAAAGTAGTTACAAAACTGAGCATACTAAGGATTGGACTGGTGATCTGTGGGCCACCAACATTGAAGCGGCTCGGTCTGAAATGGCTGTTGCCAAGGGATTGAACAGGTATTGGTCAGGGGCTCTTCGTGATTTTCGGCTGACTGATGGCGCGGTTGCAGATGTTGGGGAGTTTGAGGTTCGCACCCATGTTGCTGATCTTCAAGACCCAAACTATTGCAACAAACTACACTTGATTATTCGGCCACGGGACAACGATGACGCAAAGTTTATTTTAGTCCTTGGGCGGCGTGGTGATTATATTTTGAAGGGGTGGATGGTTGGTGGAGATGCAAAAGTTTTAAAGTATTTACGCAATCCAGATGGGCGCGGTGATGCGTGGTTTGTTCCCATAGATCAGCTAAAATCAATGGATTTGATTGCGGAAACCACTTAATCGTTATATATTAGCTGCATGGAAATTGTGCCGTTTTCAGAGTTGGGACCGGGGCAGGGGCGTATCGGATCGGTTGAGGGCACGCTTAACCGGGCTAGGTACGCTCTGAGCCTCGATTTTCGTTCTTTGTATGAACTGCTTGGAAAGTACAGGGGTTACAAGGCCATTGTATGCGGTGGTGGGCCAAGCCTCCAAGACACGATTGGCGACATCAAGCGACAACTCAGGTTATCCAATAAGGTCGTGGTCGTTGCGCTGAACATGACGCACGACTGGCTGCTTGACCGGGGAGTTGATCCCAATCGTATGCTGGCGATTATGATAGACCCAAAGCCGTGGGTGTCAAAGTACCAGCGCCCGACTTTGGGAGTTAAGTATCTGCTGGGAAGCAAGCTGCACAAAGAAACGTATGACCGATTCCGTGGGTACGAGGATCAGGTATTTTTGTGGCAGACATGGGAGCATCGGGACGAGGAGATTGATGTCCTTTCCAAGGAATTTGCGAATAAACACATTATCCACATTCCAGGCTATTCCACAGTCGGGTTAAGGGCATTGAACGTCTGTTATGAAGTAGGGTTTAGAGACTTAGAACTGCACGGGTATGACAGTTCTTATGGCGGTGGTCATCGGACCCACGCATATGCCAAGGACGTGCCAGCGACGGACAACATGGATAGCGCGATGTTAATTGACCCGGGTAACGGGCATCATCGCGGGTACGATACTAACGTCCACATGGCTCGCCAGTTGAAGGAGTTTTTTGAGTGTACGGATGGGTTTGATAAGGAGACTGAGAAGCGGCAAAGACAGGCATTAAGGATTACGGTAGCCGGGACGGGTGCGCTGCAATATTGCGTAGCGTCCAAATGGTATGCAAACAGGACTTGTGTTAAACACGTTAACGAAGAATGGAACGAAGAACCTTGGTTAATGCCTGGAGGTAAGCGGGATGTACCGTCTACATCAGAGGCTAAGGCTGAAGCTGATCGGGAACGACAATCGTTGTGGTCGCTGAAACATAGGCAAACTGAGCTAGAAATATCAGCATTCCAAGATCAGGTGCCGGTCATAATCCCGTATGAAGCAATAGACCCAGGAGTGCTGTTTGCCCCAACACAGATACAGGGCTTTGATATAACTCAAGACAAGTGGTACGATAATTAATTATCGTTTTACAGTAAGAAGTTAAATAGAAAGTTATAAATACTAGAGTTGTGGCAAAAAAATATCGCGCAATATCAAACGGTTAGTATAATTTATTGTGAAAAAGCACATAACTGAAAAGATAATCCTGATAGACCGGGCGGCATTGAAACCATATGCTAATAATGCCCGGACTCATAGCGATGAGCAGATCAATCAAATCATAGCCAGCATAACGGAGTTTGGGTTTACCAATCCGTTATTGGTCGATGAGGAATACAGCATCATTGCGGGGCATGGGCGGTTAGCTGCAGCGACCAAGATGGGCATGGGTAAGCTGCCGTGTGTTGTAGTGGCAGGGCTGACGGGGGCGCAGCGTAAGGCGTTGGTGTTGGCTGATAACAAGATCGCGTTGAATAGCGGTTGGGATACGGCGTTGCTCAAGATTGAGTTGTGTACTCTGTCAGATGCGGGGTTTGATCTTAAATTGACCGGGTTTGACGTTCCAGAGTTGTCCCTTATACTTGGGTTTGGTGCTGATTTTGCAGCGGGTAGAGAAGATGACCAAAGTCGGTTAGATCAAAAGGCGCCATTGATATGTCCGGCTTGTTCACATGAATTCTATGCCTGAATTAAAAATTGATTGGGCCACGGCAGAAGCAGCAAAATACGCTTGTCGTAATTGGCATTACAGTAAATCCATGCCGGTGTTCAAGGTTTTGCGCGTTGGTGTTTGGGAAGATGGTAGGTTTATTGGCGTTGTGGTGTTTTCTCAAGGCGCAACACCACAAATAGGTTCTCCGTACAATTTGGGGAAAACAGAAATATGTGAATTGGCTAGGGTTGCCCTAACAGATCACAAAACCCCTGTAAGTAGAATTATAGCTATTGCGTTGAAATTCCTAAGAAAGAGATGTCCAGGGATTAAGATGGTTATTTCTTTTGCTGATGATGGGCAAGGGCATCATGGCGGGATATATCAGGCGGGAGGGTGGGTTTATACTGGTGGGTCAGAAACACATTCTTACAAAATAAACGGGATTATTATTCACCCCAAGACATTACATTCAACCTATGGAACGGGGGGGCAATCTATTCCTTGGCTACGAAAAAATGTTGACCCAAACGCCCAAAGAGTTGTGGCCGGTTTCAAACATAAATACCTGATGCTATTTGACAAGAGCATTGGGGAACAAATTAAACTATTATCAAAACCATACCCTAAGCGTCCGAAGCAAGCGACTGCCCCCCAAGGGCAAGGCGGCGGGGTAGCACCGACCCGGACGCTCCAAATTCAAACAGGCAGCGTCAATGTCTGACCAAGATAGCAGCGTAGTTGACCTTGGAGGCCAACCTAAGCATCAGCCGACAGAGCAAACCACGCGGCTCGTGCGGGGCATGAGTTCAATGGGGTTTATCCAGAAGGACATCTGCACAGCCATTGGCGTGAGCATTGCCACCTTGCATAAGTATTACCGCAAGGAGATTGACG